AAAAAAAATAAAACTAAAAAACTATCAAAAAAATTCATAACAAATAATCGTGGAAAAAACTCCCACTAAAAAAAATAAAATACTACAGTTTCTTTTCTTCCTTTTTTCTGTCAAAAAACTATCCCATTTATTTAGCATGGCACTTTATCTCCTATGTTTATCAATGACTCCATCTCATCATTAGCAGTGTAATCGCTGACCGACTCGTTGTAATCGTTGTATAAAATAATTTTAGCCCAACCTACATATTTGTCTGACTTGTCAAAAAAATTCAGGTCGCAATCATCAACAGTTTCAATGTCTTTAATGACTTCCATATAGTCCGTAGACTTGTCTGTTGACCATTCCTCGCCATTGTTTACAGAGATAGAGTAACCCTTATCTATTGCATTTAAAACTATCCCCTTGTAGCCGTAATAGTAGCCTGACTCGTTGTTATCTTCATACAGTGCTAGAACTTCTTTAAGTGTATATGTTTTCATGTTTAAACAGTCTCCTCTATTAAATTAATTTGATAGTTTTTAACAGACCAACCACGACCATTACTATCTGCAATAAAACAACTATCACCATCTGCATTTGTTACAGTAAAAACTTCGTTAGGATTCCATTCATCAGCCCAATCTCTTTTTAATGTAACTTTGTCTCCGTTCTCAAACATTTCGTATCTCATAATATTCTCCTATAAAATATCTTCAGTTTCGTCAAACTCAAAAGTTAATTCTTCTTCTTTTGGCTTTCTAAACTCTTGAGTAGAATCTTCCCATTCAATAACAACAGGTATATCTACCCATTTGTCATTCTCTAATACTTGTAGTATTGGCTTGTTATCTATTGGGTTATCATAATCACTTTCTGCATAACCATATTCATCTTTTAAGCTCGGACTTCTTTGTTGCAATATTCTTAATCTCATAATGTTTTCCTTTTTAAAGTAGGGGGTGTTTAAACCCCCTGATTGTTAATTGTTTATTTTGAGTAATTATTAATTAAATCTTTTAAAATTTTAATATAAGTTATTTTTTGATTATCTCCTTTTTCATTAAGTATGTTTAATACATGAACCATTAATACATCTTTACTTATATATTTAACATAATTTTTTAACTCTGATTCTGTTATGGTTATATTTTCCATCTTGTTTTCCTTTTGTTAAGTGCAAATTAGCACCATACAGACATTGTGTCATAGCTAAATAATAATGTCAACTAATAATTACAATTAAATTAAACATGGCTCACAAGTCTCCAATGCTATTTCATAATCACTTTTGATTGGCGGTTGTTTAAACCCTGTTGCTACAATCTTACAATCAGGTCTGTTGATAATGAACCACTCGGCTTCTTTCTTATGTTTAAACGCTTTGAGTGGCTCACCCCATGAATCATGCACAATATAGCTAAACATTGTTTAAACGCTAAAAAACGGCTTCATATAAAGCCCGTAGTGCGATTTAAATAAGGTAGTTGACACTATACCATTCCCGTTTTTAAAAATTTCATCATGGTTATCTGATAAGCTTTATCGTTTTTCTGCTCTAAAGATAAGACCTTGTAATCAGGGTTCTCTTTATTTTCATGTTCATCATCTAAAATTTCTTGATAAACTTCATCATATAAATTTTCTAAAATTTCATCATTAAGAGTCATCATCTTCTAACTCCACTTCAATTTCTATTTCATCACCATCTAATTCAAAAAACTTTCCGTTGTAACCCATCTTTGGTTCATCAGGGTTAATCCAATCTTCGTCTCGTCTTTCCATGTTTAAACACTCCTTTTTACATTTTAGATATGTCGTCTAATCTCATGTCAACGACTTCAGATTTAATATCGCATATTTCTTTTGCAGTGTCAACAACAAATGATTTTGATACTAAATTGTTTTTTATGTATTCATGACAAAATGGATAAACTTCCCACTTATCAATCAGATTCATTTTCCATGCCTTAAATCTCATAAAAATTTCTACCTCTTTATCTTCCATTAAAAAATTAATCATGTTCGCCATCTCCCTCTCCGTTATTAAATTCAATGTCATCTAGCAAAGCTTCCATCATTCTAGGTGATATATCTTCCATATGTGATATATCATCTCTATCAGTTTCGCCATCACTCCATGTGTATTCAAGAATTACTTTGTAGCCGTTAATCGTTCGCATTAGTTAATCCCCCCTTGAAATTCATTTTCTAAAAAATCATCTATGTCTTGAAAAACTTTATCTAATGTTGAGTCACTTAAAATACTGCTATTTAATTTTAAATCTAAAACATTGCCATTATCCAATCTTACTGTTGTTGGTATATTGACATCTATATCGTAGTCATAATTACTCATCTTCATTCTCCTTTTCAGTTATATAATCATCAATAACTTGTGCTACTCCATTGTTATCAATATCTATTTCTACTTTATTGTTATCTTCGTCATAACCTACTAATTCCCATGCTATTATTTTCATCTTAATTATCCTTTACTATTAAGTTATATTCTTCTCTTGTTACATCATAAAATAACTGTGGTCTTGAGTTATACCAAAGTGATTCTAAATGTTTCTGTATTAATTCTTTCTTGGTAAATTTACTGTTAAGTTTTTTACCTACTATGTTGAATAACTTTTCTTGGTTAATATTCATTCTCATTCTCCTCTAAAGGTTCTTTGTTAAACTTCACAATTACATGGTCAGGCTTGGTTTCAATAAACTCCCAATTGCTATGACCGAATGTATTTCGGCAATACTCATCTAGTAAATCAGTATCAAACTTCATTTTCATTCTCCAATTCTGATAAATGTTCATCATTAATCCATTGATAGCAAGAATGACAATATGCAACATCATGCTCACTACAATACCTATGCTCAAACTTTTCTTTACAACTAATACATTTAAAAATGTCATCTAAATTCATTCTCATTCTCCTATAATGTTGGTATCACAAGTAAGTTTCTTATGTTGGTAGCTAAAGAACCACCATCATTTCCCTCATCATCTGCACTTGGTGTAATAACAGTGCCATCATCTAAATGAATTTCACAAGGTCTTTTATACCAACCCCATTCAGTTACTTCATCTAATGGCATATATTTAACTGCTACAATTTTTTTACCTACTAAATACTTTGCTACTTTTTCTGTCCATATTTCTTCGGTATTCATTGCACTATCTCCTCTACTGATTCTTCTGAAAATCCTAGAACATCAATCGTATCGTCTAGGTGTTTAAACAACTTTACATCACCATGTCTGTTTAATACTTCTTCACCTGTTTCTTGGTCAACTTTTGCTAACAAGTAACCAATTACTTCATATTCATAATCTTTCATTTTGCTCTCCTTTTATTAATGTAAATACATAATGACATACTATGTAAATAAATGTCAACCTTTTTTTTAATAAATTATAGACAACCTCTAGACAACCTCTAGACAAGTTCTAGACAACCTCTATAACAGATAAGATAAGATTAGAAAAGAATATATATAGGGTCTGCTGATGTTTATATTTCAGACTTTACTTGACAATCTTTTTTGTTCATCATAAGATGACATCTCAATCAATTAACAAGGAGTAATAAATGGAAAAAATTACATTTGAATATCTGCTAGAAAATTTTAGGAATCAATCTGACATTGCAGACAAATTACAAATCAGTAGACAAGCGGTTTCAAAATGGTTTATCAATCAACAGATACCAAAATTAAGACAGTATGAAATTCAGGAGTATTTAACTAAATCTGTTTAAACATAAAAAGGAAAAATAATGTTTAAAATAAAAAATTGGGACAAGTTCCAACACTACAAACATAAAAATAAAATGTCGTGGTATAAAATGTATGGCGGAGATATTCTCAATGACCATACTTACATGGAATTGTCGGAAACAGAAAAACTGTTTTTAAGAGAAGCGTGGGATTTAGCTTCTCAATTCAATGGAGTATTGCCTGACATGAAATCTTGTGCCTTTCGTTTAAGACAAGATGAGAAAAAACTAGAAACAATATATGCTAGTTTAAACGCAAAAAATTGGTTATATGAAGTAACTGAAGAAGATTTAAAAAAAGAATCAATGCTTACAGTTTTAGAATCTGAAGTTATAAAAGGCACTGCTGAACATTTTGAAAAATGGTGGGAGTCGTTACCTGACAAAAGAAAAGTAAATAAGAAAGGTTGTCTGGAAAAATGGAAATCAAAAAAACTAGATGATGTTTCAAAAAAAATTATTTCTTGGACTGCTACTATGAAAAAAACAAGAGAGTGGTTAGAGGGTTTTAATCCTAGCCCTGAAGTTATCATCAATCAAGAAAGGTGGAATGATAATCCTAAATCACCAACACAAATCAGAGGTGCTTTATGAAAACTGATGTCGGTAGCATTGTAGAGCAGTTGACTATTAACAGAAAAACTTTGCAAGAGGGTGGGTTTTATGAAGAAGAAACAGATTTTAAAGTAAAAACGACAGATAATTTAGTAGATGATGTAAAAAATTATTATCGT